ATTCCAATGATGCCATCCATCATAATAAGAAAGCCAAGCTGCTGTTTTTACATTAGTTTCTGGATCATACATATCTAAGTCTTTATTATAGATATCATCCTCAAGCCATTTTTCAGTTTGATTATTAAATTGAAATAGCCCCTGATCATAAGAGCCATCTGTGTTATAGCCTGTAGCATTCGCATCTCCTCCACTTTCACAATATAAAACAGTTAATGCAAGAGCTTCATCCTCTTTAAAGTGGATAATAACTAATGGAATCCAATCCTGCATCTTTTCTGTTAACTTACATTGATAAGGAACTCTATATAGATCTTGATAGGTATCTATATCAAAATCTACTTTACCTAACAATGAGCAAGTTAATAAAAGTTCTATCATGCCCAATCTAAAATATAAGCTTTATGCTTTCTAGGTGTCCCATTAGCATTTAATTTAGCTTTCTGCTTGTTATTACAATCACAATCCATAAGATAGATAGTACATTTATAATCAGATCTTAGCCTGTTAATAGCTTTTCTTAGATTGCCACTTTTAGCAAACTCAGGATCTAAAGTACAAATAAACCCCTCTAGCTCTAAAATATATCTAATTTTTCTAAACTCTGATATATTTTTTTCTTGAGCAAGAATTTGTATATTAGGCATAGGCTTATTCCTAGCAAATATGCCCAACATTTATTCCCCTTTATCAACATGAGTTCTAGCTTCAGTTGCAATATCTTGTATCTTGTTTTTCACAGATTGCAGATTATTTATAGATACATCATTTTTTGATATATTCATAGCTCCTAAAGCTTGTGCTGTGTAGTTTCTAGCTAAGTCAAGATCTTGTTTTGTTATGTTCAAAGCAAAATCTTTTATGTTATCCATAATTGCTTGTGTTTTTTCAGATATATCCTCTACTAATCCCTCTGCTTCTAAGGATTCTACCTTTGCATCAAGATTAGATTTTTTAGGCTCTGTTTTACTAGCAACTATGCCCTCCATCTCCTCAGCTGTAGGCTCTGCACCTAACAATACTCTTAGGCATCTACCTCTGGATTTTTGCTCAGCTTTCTCAAGCCAATGATCCTCAGTAGAATATTTGCTGCCATGTCCTGTGCATTTTGGAGATACATTATCTTTTACATAAAAGCTAGTTTTAAATACAACCATCTTTTCTGTTTTCTCAACTATCTCACTAACTAACCTACCCTCTGGATATTTTTCATTCATCTCTTTTATAAGATCATCTACCTTTATATAGTCCTCTAAGAATTTGGCATTAGCCATTATCAACCTCCTTATTTTTTCCTAGATATTTCATATTCCTGCATCCATCCCACAAAGCATTGTTCCATGCTATGTTTTCAGCATACTTAAAGCCCCATTTAGTTTCTATTGTGTAGAAATTTACTGAAGCTTCATCATCATTCCAATATAAGAATTTATAAGTCCAAACAAATTTATTTGGTGTTTTTAATTCAAACATTAGAATATGTTGTCTTTACTAAGGATCTCTCCTCTTAGTAACCTTTTCTCAAAATTAAACTTATTGTGTAGAAGTTTCTCCTCTAACCATAAGCTTAAATAAGCTAAAGTCATTAGTATTGATAGCAACCCATAAGCTGCTAGTCCTAGATAGATCCATTCTTGAATCATCATATAGTTACCTCCTAATCAACTAATAATTAATTGTCTCATAATATTGTCTCATTGTCAATGATTAAACTAAAAGTAATAGGCACAAGCCCTGTTACTAGGCTTGTGCCATTTTGAGCAACTGTGTTGCTGATTGTTAAATGTGGAACTAACCCTGTGCCACTCCCTCCCAAAACCAGAATACTAAATTTAGTAGCATTAAAATATGTGGAGTAATAGGCTCTAACCCTAGTTAATATGGAGCTGCTAAACCACTTTACAGATTCCCTAATCAAATACCCTTTTCTAAAAGCAGCAAAGATATTTTATTTGTATTGAACACTATAGACAATACTTGAGACAAAAAGAGATAAATTAATAATTTGTTCCAGATCAATGGTAATATTATTTAGAGCAGGTAGAGATTTACATATACTCCCTTTGTGTATGTTCATTGCAACCCTAATCAACCTCCACCTGCTTAACAAAAAAGAGGAGATACAAATCTCCTCTTTCTTGTTTCAGTTCCAAAAAGGAAAGCTATTGCTAGTATTCCTATTGTTACTTCTAATTCTAGCTTATTTTTTTCTTTGCATAAGTCTTTACTACAGCTAAAGCTGCACCACCACCAGAAATAGCAGCTAACTGTAAAGCATTAGCATCTACCCCTACAAGTGGAGATATAGTTAAAGCACCAATAAATGCTTCAACAAAAGTCCAGATAGCTCTCTCTAGCATATCTTTCATATCATCTGACATAACTCACTCCTCCTCTATTTTTGTTTGTACTTTCTTAAATTGTATGCACTTTTTATTAATGCAAACAAAAGCTTTATTTATTAATTCTAATTTTTCCATACAGGAATGGCATTTTATATTCATGATTGTAGATGAGTTAAATTAATTAACTTGCATCCCTTTTAGTATGATTGCTTGTCTAAGAGCTTTTACTTCACTCTTAAGATGTTTTATTTCTGTAGATAATATATCCATAATATCCTCCTGATTCTTAGAAACTTGAGTAGCATTAACAACACTATCTGTTGATTTATTAGATACCATATTTCCATCAAAGTTTTTATAAGTTACAGTTACTTCCTCTCCAGAAAGTATTGCATCTCTTACAATAGGATATACTTCCTCATAAGCAGCTCTTGATGCACCTCCAAACCCATCTTTCTGAGTTTTTGTGAGCAAGAGGCAACCTTTGGTATCTATTGGGGAATTACCTACATGCCATAATATCCACTTATAATTAGGCACATTTCTTACCCATATCATACCTTTATGCCACTCAGCACCATATCTTTTTAAATATCTATTGTGAAAACCACCCTCAGCTCTTAATTCAAGTTTGTATGTTCCTGCAGGTATTCTTGTAGAGCCATGAATTTTTGTTGGATTATATTGATCCTCTATTGTATATGCTAAAAAGGATCTTACATTATCTGTTACATCAAATAGCAATCCAGATGTAAAATCTTTACCACTATTGAATCTTAATACTTCAAGTTTCATTATTTACCTTATAACCTTAATATAATCCCATTTCTCTGATCCTCCAATTACAAAAGTAAGCATTCCTGCCCTAGATCTGTCCCCTTTTGTATTTTCAAACCATTCTGAGCCTGAATCTAATGTAGGAGCTTGTAATATAAGCCTATCTGAGCTTTCATAAGCAGAAAAGTAGTGATAATGCCCATGCAGAACTATATCAGCATCAGCTATTGGGTTTCTGGAAAAAGCCTGATCTGATAGCCACTTTCTTGATTTAGCTTGACTATTGATGCCATTTTTCATTTGATGCCCATGTAAAATTGTGGTAACTACTCCAGAAATTTCAAAAGTTAAAGATAATTCATTCTCTGGAATAATAAATTCTAATATATCTTTATATGCAGGAGATTCCTTAAATATTTCTTGCAGCTCCTCTGCTAACATTACATCCTTATTATCTCCAAAGGTTGTTATAGCTTTACCACCTTTTCTGTTACTTTCTCCATGATTTCCCCCACAAAAAGCCACTAAACCTCTTTTAAATAAAGGCATAATCTCCTTAATTAATGTGTATATCATTCTCCTAGCTACTTTTTGTTGCTGTCTTTCATCTAACTCAGTTTGAAATTCTTGCATAGCATAATGCCCACTACAAGACTCAACTAAATCTCCGGAACCTGCAGATAGCACCTGTTCTAATGTTTCATGCTTTTGTAACTCTTTAATTTGTTTTTTTATCTTTGGTATATAGCTAACAAATCTATCTACAGATTGTTCTGTACCACCCTTACCAATTTGAAAATCAGCTAAGCAAATTGTATATGTTTTGGTGTTTTTAGTTACTTTTTGCTTAGGTAATGGCTTTTTTTTACTAGCTAATTTAAGAAGCTTTTTAAAATCCTCATCAGGCATATATTGCTCACTAGAAACAATTTTTGCTTTAAAATAATACAATCTTTGTGGAGGATTACCTGCCATATCCCAATATCTAATCTCTGCTTGATTCTCCAGAACTTTATATTTATGGGCATCTTTACCAAAATATGATTCTAATTGCTCTTTCCAATCAACATTATTAGATTTTTGAGGTTGTGATACTATTTCTCCTGATCTTGTAGCTTGATTAAAAGAAGCTGAGGGCTCAAACCCCTTTGGATGTTTAACTTTCTTTTTTGTTTGTCTAGGATCTCTATCTTTTACAGTTTTTGCAAACTCTTTAAGGTTATTTGATTCTGCCATCTCTATAATCCTTAAAGTATCTCCTTACTGTGTTGTAATTGAGATGTTTAAACTGCTTATAATGATCTACTAGATATTGTGCAGCTATGGTATCAGATAAATACTCTTTTTCAGCTTCCTTTGCCACTTTAAGGAATATTGCTTTTGCTTCTGGATTATCTAAGATAAATCTAGTTGCAGCAAATTGCCCTGTAGGTTTTTTGCCCTGCTGTTCTGAGTATTGACTTAATGATTTCATTATTCAACCTCCTATAAGTCTAGGATAGTTAAATACTAAGACAAATTTATGCAGGTTTTGGATTATCTGACTTGACTTGTGCTATATGATCTTTCCAAGTTGTTGTTGAGTTTACTTCATCCCAATACATCATATCTAATTGATCTTGTAAGCTGCCATAGGCTTCTGCTCTAGCTTGTTTGTAGCCATTTTGTTGCTCATCCCATTTAGCATTACCTAAATCAGTTTTAGCTTGATCATAATCAGATTCAGAGAACTCCATTCTCTCATTATTAACTTGTTTATATAAAGGCTTTGCATCCTCAATCTCTTGATCAGCTTGTGCCTGTAGTTCTTCTTGTGTTGCCATATCTCTCCTATCTTACTATATATTTCTTATACTTACTTCTTTAAACCATATAACTTAAATGTACCACTTGCTATGTTTCCACTTTGCATAAAATAATTAACACCATCTGTTGCTTGTGCTACTGTTAAAACTCCACCACCTTGAAATCCTCTTAAATGACTATCATTATTTCTATTACTTGCTTCAACAGTACAAAAAGAATATTCACTTGCATTATTAAAATTAAATAAGTATTGAGTAGCATTAGCAATTTCTTGTGTGCCTGTTCCAATATTTCCTAAATCAAGTTCAGCTTGATTTGTATAATTAATATTACTAAAAGCACTATCTGCTCTTAGATTTTTATAAGCTCTATCATAATTGCTTGATGTATCTGGAGTACCACTAACAGTAAATCTAAATCTTAAACCTTGTGCATCAGTATCAGTAGCAACATTTATAACTTGCACAACATAAACATCATAAGAACTATCCCAATTACTAGCACCAAGAGTTACACTTGCTACTGCTGATGAAACTATTTCTTCATCTATTTTTATTAAGCTACCTGCCATTATTTAACTCCATATACTGATACTTCTAATGATATTGTGCCACTATCTGGCAAAATACTAAAGCCATTACATTGTTCAGCAGATTTTAAAACACCAATATTTTTATAGCCATCTAAACCACTACCAACTCTAATTCCTGCACCCTGTATTAATAAAAAACTATAACTAGAACTATCAAATGGATTAAATGCTCTTATTACTTGTTCTCCTGTACCATCTGATGATGTTACTGTAAACATACCTGTTTGAATTTTTGTTTGACCTGTATTCCTACCCTCACTAAATGATGTATATGCTTTTAAATTAAGTCTTGCATAATCATAATTAGAACTTGTAATTTCTGCATTTGAACTATTTAAAAATCTAAAGTTTCCATCTGTATTAGCACTTGATTGAAAATTTCTAATTATTATTTCATACACATCATAATTAGCATTAAAGCAATCTGTTACTGATAATGAACTAACAGAAGTTCCACTAGCAGATTTTATAAATTGTAAATTAGTAGCCATTATGAATATTCCTTTATTCCATATAGAGATACAGAAAAATCAGAATAATTACCACTATTTTTTTTGACCTGTATTCCATCAACAAAACTTGCTTGTGGTAAAACACCACTTCCAAAAGCACCCATATATTGTGCATTACTAGATAGCCCTGCTACTTGTGCAGTTACAAAACTATATTTTGTGCTATCCCCTAAATTGTAAAAATACATATAGCCATTTACACTCTCACCTGTAGCAGTTCCTGTTCCAAATATATTATTAAATCTTGTATCACCTGTACTTCTACTTTCCCCAAATTCTAAGCCTGGAACATTTGTTGCTCTTTGAGTTGCTCTTTGATAAACACTTCCAGTTTCAAGAACTCCATTTTCATATAATCTTACATTGGTCACTTCTTGATTATCACCAGCAGTTTTCATATTGTTAAATGTCATAAAGTGAACATTGTAAATATCTGACTTAATATCAAGGAAATCTACTACTGAAACAGTTGTTGAAAATGTTTGAGTTTCAATTAATTCTAATTGTCCATAGTTAGTATATTTATCTGCTCTTGTTAAATCATAAATATCAGTAGGTGTAAAGATACCTTTATTATTTCCAAAACTTTGTTCTGGGCTTTCTGGTATATATCCAAATTCATTACTCATAATTACACCACCTTATACAATGTAAATGTTCCACTTGTAAAGTTATTTGTATTTAAAGTAAATTGCACACCATTACTTGCACTTGCTACTGTATGAACTCCACCACCTGTTGGTGCAGATAATTGTCCTGATATATTTCTGCAACTTTGTTCATAGGTATAAAAACTATATTCTGAACTTGAATTAAAGTTATATAAATAAATTATTGCATTTGATGTTTCATTAAGAGCAGTAGTGCTTATATTTTATAAATG